AATATTCCACGGCTGTCCTCCGTCCAGATGCTTGGGGCCGGCGCTAACCAGGGCCCCGTTCCTCATCATACGGGGGACAGCCACCGTCCTAAACCAGAGGTTCAGGCCGGGGCCATTACGGCATCTAAATGGGGACTGACGCCATGAGCCTTTTGCACGATGCAACCTTCAAGAAATTAGAATTAGACTGGAGTACAGGTCAGCTAACGCTCTTTCTAACATCCGCATTGCACAAAAATGAGGTACGTATCGTAGGAAACGGCGTCACGTCAGTGTCACTTGATCGAGAGTTTCCATGGGGTCGAAGCGTTTCGGTCAACGAATGCCTGATCGAGTCCATCGACGGGACCGCAACTCTTAAGCTGGAAATGCAAAGTGGCGACAACGTCATCGCCTGCGGCATGAAATTCGTCGTCAATGACGAAGCGCGTTAACAGGTCGCCTAGAAGCTTGAGGGCGCTGTTATCCTTTAAGTCGGCCGTTATTTGGGAGGGACGGCCGCAGAATCGATCAGCGCCTTTTCGTACGAATTGCCTATCGACGCTGTCGGACAATAGACGTCGTTCAGAGCGGTCACACTGAGTTACCGCCTGGGTTCAAGGTACATTGGCGATGAGTTTGAATCTACGCGCGAGGGAACGTTTTTTTGGCGAGACCATGCAGGAAGTGATTCAGAATTTTCCTGGGGAATTGCCTAGAGATGCTGTAGGGTTGTGGCAAATCATACCAACTGGACGCGAAGGATTCGGGCTAAGTGGCGATGAGCTTGCTGAATTTGTCAGTCTTTGCGTGGCTGAGCTTTTGGCCCAGGGCGCCAAGCCAGTCGTCGGCGGCGGTGGAACCAAATACGACTGGATTTACCAGCCGCAATATTGCGAGACGAACGAAATAATCTTGGATGCGGTCATGAAGGAATGGCTTGCATCCGGCGCGCCGGATTGCGATCCGGGCGGCCTATGGTTCGCCTTGCCCTCGCCCTATGTCGGAAACAGGGAATAGGATATTTCGTGGCTCGAAAAGTTCATGGAGCAAATCTGAAGCCGCTCAAAACCCTTTTCGGATAATTCCATTCAGCCCCGTGGCGAAACCTCAATCGACCGCCACCCCCGGATCATCCGCCCGCACCGCCCCCGTGATCGCCTTCAACGCGACCCCACGTCTATTCGCCCAATCCGTCAAATTCAGCGGCGCATAATCGCCGCATCGCCTGACGCGCTCGAACACGGAGCCGTCGATGGTCTCGTTCACCGTCACCGTCCGAAGTTTTGGCGTCACCACCGCCTCGTCGCCGATCTTGCGATAATAGGGCTTTCCCAGCTTCACCAGGGCATAAAGCCCAAAAAGCATCTGCTTGAAGGAATCGGTGATCTTCGCCTCGCACGACTCGTCATGCGCGTCGAGTTCGGACGAGAATTTCATGCCATGCGCTTCCGCCTTGCGCTTCAACCAGCGCAGCGGAATCTGCGCCAGCAGATCGCTGTTGTATCCGCCGCCGACATTGGCGTGCGCGCCGACAAACCAGCGCTGCTCCACGCTGGAAATATCCCGCGGCCCCGGTTGTTCAGCCGCCGGCCGGTCGAGATGAAAATTCTGCGTATAGAGCGTCGGCCGAAACGTGTCGCGATGCTCGTCGATCGCCAGCGCATGATAGGCGTTCTCCACCGGTTTTCTCAAACCGGTCTCCAGATACGAATAGGGACCGACCAGCGCGCCCACCGTGTCCCACACGCCGACCATCCTGATCGGCGCCGGCAAGGAATATTTCAGCAACCAGCGTTCGAGAATGCTGGTCTCGCCGAGCGTCCCGGTCCGGTCCTGATCGATCAGTCTGTATAGCGTGCGCGCCTCCGGCGACTTGTAGCGCTTGAAAAGTTCGCCGACCCCAATCGGCGATCCCGGCCGCACAATGCCGCTCTTCGCGATCAATCCGGCCAGGCTGCGCGCCGCATAGGCGCCGCGACTGAAGCCGAAAATGAAAATCTCGTCGCCGCTGTTGTAGCGCGGAATCAGCCACTCATAAGCCTCGGCAATGATTTCCTCGATCCCGTAGCCAAACAGTCCGCCCGAGAGTTTCGCCCCGACGGAAGTCCCAACCCCTTTGGTATAATAAACGAGCTGTCGTTTCCCGGCGTCGTCCTTGGCCGCGCACAGGGAATACATCCGCCAGACATTGGTGTTGTTGTCGATCGTGTTCCACGTCCCATCGATGAACAGGCACAATCTCTTGCTTTCAATCTCGTCCATCGAACGCCTCCCTGGGTCGGCAAAATGTCCGCAACAAACGTGTCTGTAATCCTGATCCTGGCCGCGCTGATCGGCCCCAACCGCGCCAGAAGTCCCGACGCCGGCAATCTGGCGCTGGCGACAGGCTGCGTCGGATTGCTCGTGCTGGCAATAGAAATCACCCGCCGCGTCTAAGCCGGTCCGTCCGGCCCGGCGCCCAACAGAAAATCTGGAGACACTCATGACCGAACGAGGCGCGGGCTTGCCACGCTGGTCCCTTTCGCCCGCGGAATTTTCCGCGCGCTCCAGCGCGAGCGCACAAGCGGCCGACGACTGGTTCGGCCCCTCCAACCCCATTCAACCCGGCGCCCCGGAAGACGTCGCCGGCCGCCAATGGGATTTTCCGGCGGGCTACAACATCGTCACTCGCGCGCGCGGCTACGAATCGATTTCCTTCGCCGACCTCCGCGCGCTGGCCGACGCTTACGACCTGCTGCGCCTCGTCATCGAGACGCGCAAGGACCAGATCGAGCGCATGACCTGGACGGTTCGGCCCAAGCCCGGCCGCACCGCCGACGCGCAAGACATCGCCCGCGTAGAAAAATTCCTCGAAAGCCCGGACCAGTCGCACGATTTCAGCGCCTGGCTGCGCATGATCCTGGAAGACCTGTTCGTCATCGACGCCCCCGCGCTGTGGTGCGAGCGCGACCGCGCCGGCAACCTGCTCGCCCTGCACCCGCTCGACGGCGCGACGATCAAGCCGGTGCTGGACTTTTGGGGACGCACCCCGCGCCCCTTCATGCAGGACGGCGCCCAAGTCCGCCCCGTCGCCTACCAGCAAATTTTAAAAGGCCTGCCGGCGGTCGATTACACCACGCGCGACATCCTCTACCGCCCGCGCAACGTCCGCAGCCATCGCCCCTACGGCTTTTCGCCGGTCGAACAGATCATCGCCACGGTCAATATCGGCATCAAGCGCCAGCTCCACCAACTCAATTACTACACCGAGGGCAACATCCCCGAGAGCCTGATCGGCGTGCCCGACTCGTGGACCCCCGACCAGATCAAGAATTTTCAGGACTATTGGGACCTCTATTTCGACGGCGACCTCGCGCGACGCCGGCGCGCGAAATTCGTCCCCGGCGGCGTCGCCAAAACTTTCATTCAGACGAAAGAGCCGGAGCTGAAAAGCGCTTTTGATGAATGGATCGCCCGCGTCGTCTGCTTCGCCTTCTCGGTTTCGCCGCAGCCCTTCATCAACCAGATGAACCGCTCGACCAGCGAGACGCAAAGCCAGATGTCCAACGAGGAGGGCCTGCAACCCATCCTCGCCTGGATCAAGCGCCTCTGCGACCAGATCATCACCCAACTCGGCGCGCAAAACCTCGAATTCGCCTGGCGCAACGAAACCGTGGTCGATCCCACCGTCCAGCGCGAAAACCTCGTCGCCCTCGTCAACGCCGGGATGATGACCCGCCGCCGCGCGGCCCAGATCATAGGCGAAATTTTGCCGAGCGATCCTATGGCCGACGTGCTCGCAATTACAACCGGACAAGGGGTGGTCCGATTGAGCCGCTTGGATAATGGCGTAGCTTCGAAGCAGGCAAGCATGTTCCGCGACCTCAATTGGTCCGTCCTGAAATATGAGGAAACCCAGCCGCGCGATGAGAACGGGCGTTGGACGATGGACAGCGCCGCGATGAATTCCGCGTCCTCAGTTGCCGGAGGATCATCGGCAGAGTCCGACGAGTCGCAACTTGCAGCGACAACACAAAACTTTGGACATGCCTGCAAAGCGTTGGGAATCGATCCGACTAAAGCGAGCGACGCCCTTCATGACGCCAAAGACGCCGCAGGTCTCTCGGGTGCAGACAACGGCACCTTCGATCTCGACAATGGAAACATTTTCTTTAATGATGAATGGATCGGAAATCTTCATGGCTAAGACTGCTCATGACGCGGCCAGAGAATCCACGCCGACGATGATTAGGATCAATCTGCGCATATGGAGTGACGGCGAGCAACTGGGGCCATTGGTGCAAGCCTCCGCGCGTCGATGCGCACACCTGCACGTCAAGGGGCAGAACGCCGTTGAACAGAACGGAACCGCAGGGCGCGTCTTCGGTCGCCATTATGCGTCTTTTGAAGAGGTCAAAACCTCGGACGCTAACGAAATCGTTCCAATCATTTCGCAGTGGCTCAATGAAATCGACGACGGGGAGCCGCCAATCGCGAAATTAGCGAACTCCGGAATGATCGAGGCGGTCCTTTGGATCGCCATCATTTGTCGTTCACCTGTGAACTCGCCTAAACTTCCTGAAGAATTGGCGGCGCGGGCGAAAAAATTAGGCGTGAAGGTTCTGGTTGAGAATTATACTATGTTCGACGATGAGGGTGTTCCCCTCAAAACTTGGCTTGCAGCCTGAATCTGCTGGATGTTGATTACAAGAACCCAGGCTGCTCGTCATGAAGATTGACGATTAAATGAACCGCTCGACCAGCGAGACGCAAAGCCAGAGGTTCCAACGAGGAGGGCCTGCAACCCATCCTCGCCTGGATCAAGCGCCTCTACGACGCGATCCTCATCCAGCTCGGCGCCCCAAAACTCGAATTCGCTTGGCGCCACGACGCGACAATCGACCCAACGGTCCAGCGCGAAAACCTGGTGGCTCTGGTCAACGCCGGCATGATGACCCGCCGCCGCGCCGCCCAGATCATGGGCGAAATTTTGCCCAGCGATCCCATGGCGGACGTGCTGGCGATCACGACGGCTACAGGAGCAATCAGGCTAAATTCCGTCGCGACGGCTAAGGTCGGAAAATATGATGGTCAACCGCGTGATGCCGGCGGAAAGTTCGCTGAGGGCAAAGCGAAGGTTGACGAAACCAGGAAGAAGATTGTCGAAGCTGCGCAACGCAACCTGCGCGATAATCCCGGCCTCTGGAGGGATCAGACTACCCGAGGAAATGTCGGACCCGGAAAGAGCAAGTGCAACTTATTTGTTTACGAGATGCTTGCCGAAGCAGGCGCCGATCCTGGACTTGCTCATCGCTCAACGTTGAATTCCTTGACCGGTGGAGCGCTCGGCACGACTTATCCGCCGACCGCCGGGGATTGGGCAAACAGGGACTATGATATTCTCGGATGGCGCGTTTTGGCGCCGAACGAACAGCCGGAACCTGGCGATGTCGTTGCCCAAAAAATCAAATTTGGCGATGCCAGCGGGCACGTGATGATCGTAGGGGATGGAGATACTTTTGTTGGCACAGGCGATCAAAACGGTCCACACGGTTCGCTTGAGCAAATCGGGCGAAAGGATTACCTTGGCCCATTGGATGACGACGGAAAAGAACTCCCTCATGAACCGCTCGTTTATCGCCGTTGGGTAGGGCATTGAATCTTATCGCGCCGGGATCTCTGACGTTGTCTAAGCGTGTCGGCTGGGCATTGTCCTTGATTGCTATGTTGTTGACGGCGGAAGAGATTCGTTTTGGACGCCTACTCGGGATCGCTCGTTTCCCATGCGAGCTTCTCGGAAACAAATATGCTTCCGCAGAGGGCCGATGCGTGACCAGAGCTTGTTACTGGTTCGACGACTGCGGGTATTGGTCGGCTCCCAGCAGTTGGCGCGACCACGTCAGTCCCGGAGACTCGATTGCATCTGTCGTATTCTGGCTGGGTGAGCCGAATGGCAAACGCGGAGAAACCTATTTTTGGGCTTATGGAAAGCCAGGTCAAAGACTTTTTGCGACGACCTTCCGCAACGGTCGTTTCGTTGAGTGGCAGGAGGACGCCAACGATCTCCTGCCGAAAAGGCAATGAACGCAATGCCAGTTGATTCCGCCCACGCAAAGAAAATATCTGACCACGCCCTTCGCGCCTCGGACCATCTGAATTCGATCCTCATCGAATTGCTCGACGGTGCCGACACGGAGACAGCCGCCACTTCAAAAGAACTGATCGGGTCACTTCTTGGCGAAATCTATTTCGGCATTTTGCGTCCCATCCATGACAAATATCCCGAGCTTGCGCCGGAAGACCTGCGGCCGAAATCATGAGCGCAAATTCCTATTTCAGAGCGAGCCTGCGGCTTTGGAGCGACACGGAGCCGTTGAGGCCACCGCTTCACGCCTCTGGATGGGATTGGGCCAAGGTCACGGAAAAAGGCCGGTCCGTTGCCGTCAGCGGCCAAATGACCGCGCGTGTTGCGCCAAGGCATTACGCGCGCTCTTAAGACACGCGCTACCCAAACATCGAAGACATTGTTGCGGTTGTCGCGCATTGGATGGACGAGATCGAGCGTCAAGCTTCACCGATCATTACGCTTGTATCGACGGGTAGGGGCTTATGACATTTTCAGTTCTACCCGCCGTGAGAACGAGCGTGCGAAAACACCCACGCGTGGCAGTTCCAGCAATGCCGTCGCTGTCAACATCGGAGTCGGGGGAGATGGCGGCAAAGACGATACGCCTGAAGAAGAGCTATCTGAACGACTTTATGGCGAGGGTCCGACCGGTCTCACCAATCACCGCAGAACCCTGACGCCGGACATGCCTCCGGTTGGCGGGTTTGGCGCGCCAGCGTCGAGTTTCGGCGGCAGCTCCCGTTTACAGTTGCAAAGCCCGGCGGGCGTTCCACCACGAAACACCCCGGCAACAATCGATGGCATTCCATATTCGGGACATGCGTTGGACCAAATGCAAAATAGAGATTTGATTCCGAGTCTGACGGGTCAAGCGATCCGGCAAGGCCTTCAAGGCGCCGGCAACAAAAGGGACGCGGGCGTATTTTACGACCCCGAAAATAATGTTAGCGTTATAAGGAATAAACTGACGGGCAACGTCATCACTGTCATTCCCGGCGACCGTCGAAAGAAAATTAAATGACAGACGATCAGAAAACAAAGCTGAAACTGATGTTGTCGCAACTCGCAGCTTTTGAAAATGGCGCGATGGCTCTCGACACGTTGATTCCAGAACTGGAAGGGCTGTTCAGCGCGACCGCTCTCGCAGACGCGGATTGGCGAGAAGGCTTCCGGGATTCATGGGGCGACTTGGAAATAAGCTATGCTTTCGCGTTGGACATGGGGTGGAAATCGTTAGACGAGGAAAGCGAAAAGCTCGTTTCTGACGCGGTTGCAAAGCTGAAAACCCTCGTCGTTGAAAAACTGCAAAAGGTTTGACAGGTGCGCTTTTTTCGCGACCACAAGCGTCTGTCATTAACGCTAGGGTTGCTCTTCGTTTCGTTTCTGACCGCGGAAGAATTGCGCTATGGGCGCCTTCTGGGGCTGGCGCGTTTCCCCTGCGAACTGGTCGGGGGCAAACATGCCTTCGCTCAGTACCGTTGCGTGTTGCGCACGTGCACTTGGTTCAAAGACTGCGGTTATTGGGTCGCTCCTGGCAACTGGCGAGATCGGGTCGCTCCCGGCGACACGATCGCGACAACGGTCTTCTGGCTTGGTGAGCCAAGCGGCATCGCAGGCGACCGATATTTCTGGCCTTATTACAAGGGAGGCAGCCGGCGGCGTTTCGCCGCCACCTTCCATGATGGCCGCTTTGTCGAATGGCGAGATGAAGCCCAAGACCTCTTGCCGATGAAAAAAATCACCATTGATGAGGCGCGATCCGAAGCAATGATCTTTCTCTCGAAGGTCGAACGCGATACGGATTTCATTGTGATCCCCGGCAAGGAGCGCGAATATCCATTCGGGTGGGTCTTCTTCGGCGCGTCCAGGAAATACTGGAAAACTGGCGAATTGAAGTATGAAGTTCCCGGTCTGGGGCCTCTCGTCGTGGAGTTCGACGGCAGCGTCCATCCTCTGACAACGTCCGGAACGCCGGACGCGGTGATTGCCGATTATTTGCATTCATGGCAAGCGCGTCAAGAACGTCGAAATGCTCCTTGATCGACGGGGCATCTGACGAAGTCAGCCAAGCGCCTCGCTCAACGCCCCAATCAACCGATCCGTCTGCTCCGCCGTCCCCACAGTAATGCGCAGATAATCGGCAATGCGCGGCGCATCGAAACGCCGCACCAGCACCGCCCGCTCGCGCAACGCCTGCGCCAGCGCCGCGCCGCCAACCGAGCCATGCCGAGCAAACACAAAATTCGCGCTCGACGGCAACACCTCGAAACCCAATGCCGCCAAGGCCGCCGTCATCCGCGCGCGCTCAGCCACAATCGTCGCCAAACCCGCCTGAAAATAACCCTCATCCTCGACGGACGCGATGGCCCCAGCCTGGGCGATGCGCCCGACCGGATAGGAATTGAAGCAATTTTTCACCCGCGACAGCGCCTCGATCAGCCCGGCGTCGCCAATCGCATAGCCAACCCGCAACCCCGCCAGCGCCCGCGATTTAGAAAACGTCCGAACCACCAACAAATTCTTGAATTCCGCGATCAGCGGAATGGCCGTCTCGCCGCCGAAATCGACATAAGCCTCGTCCACCACCACGGGTATAGCGCCATTGGCGCCGACGAGCCGGCCGATTTCGGCGCGAGAAAGCGCGATGCCGGTCGGCGCGTTGGGATTGGCGAACACAATGGCGCCCGCCGAATTGCGACAGAAATCCTCGACGCGAATCCGCATCCCCGCATCGACCGCCGCTGTCTCATACGCGATATCGTAAAGCTTGGCCCACACAGGATAGAACGAATAGGTCACGTCGGGCGCGAGCAAGGGCCGGTCGTGCTTCAGCAGCGCGACGAAAACATGCGCCAAAACCTCGTCGGAACTGTTGCCGACGAAGACATTCTCCGGCGCAACCCCATGATAGCGCGCCAAAACCTGCCGCAGCGCCAGCGACTCAGGGTCAGGATAAAGCCGCAGCGACTCCGTCGCCGCCTCGCGCATGGCTTCAATCGCGCGCGGCGAGGGCGGCAGCGGCGATTCATTGGTGTTGAGCTTCACAAGCCCGTCTATGCGCGGCTGTTCGCCGGGCGTGTAGGGGCTCAACCCCTGAGCCTTCTCGCTCCAGAACTGCATTTTCGCCTTCCCAAAGACGCCTGAAACACGGCGCCCCCACCCAATAGGAAAATTGGCCGCCCCCGTCAAAGGGCGGCGAAGCAAAGGAGCGCGTTCGCGTGACGGATCGATTACAAATGTTCATCCCCCTGCGAAAGGCCGACGCCGCCCAGCGTCTGGTCTATGGCTACGCCACGGCCGAAGCGCCCGACCGCGCCGGCGAAATCTGCGATTACGCCAGCACCAAGCCGCATTACCAGGCTTGGTCGAAAAGTTTCGCCAAAGCCACCGCGGGCAAGAGCCTCGGCAATATCCGCGCCATGCACGGCGCCGTGGCCGCCGGCAAGATCGCCTCGATTCGCTTCAACGACGACGAGAAGCGCATCGAGATCGCGGCGAAGATCATCGACGACGACGAATGGCGCAAGGTCGAGGAGGGAGTCTATACCGGCTTTTCCCAAGGCGGCGCCTATCTGAAGCGCTGGCCGGACCCCGAAAACCCCGACCTCATCCGCTACACGGCCAAGCCCAGCGAAATCTCGCTGGTCGATCTGCCCTGCCTGCCCGAAGCCAGTTTCGAACTGGTCAAGGCTGACGGCGCCAGGGAAACCCGCGCCTTCGCGCAAAAAAACTCAACGGCCCTGCGCGACTGGCTCCAGGGCAATATCGAAAGCGGCGCCCCCGCCGGCGAACTCATCGGGGATTTCTTCGACGCGATCGAGCACGATCTCAACGCCGATCCGCTCCACGACGAAAGCCTCGCGACGTTGCTTTCGCGCCTGAAGAGCGAGTGCGTCGAGGCGCTTCAACCACGCGCCGCGAAATTCGTCGCGGCCGATCCGCGCGTGGAAAAACTCAGCATAGAGGCCGACTCCTTGCGCAAGCTGACGGCCGAACTGCGTCCCAGACTCACGGAACTGACCGCGCGCGTTGAAGCGCTGGAGCGCACCCCCGTCCCGCCGCCGATGGCGCCCGGCGCCGCCGCCGTCTCCAAATCGGCGGAGACCGGCCTTGACAGCCTCGCGGCCGAACTCGCGCGCCTGTCGCCGGAACGAGCCTCGCTCGTCCTCATCAAGGCCGCCCAGTCCCAGCCGAAACGCTTCGGCTGACCGTCACACACTTTGCAACAGAGAAAGCAAGCCATGACCGTTGTTCAGAACGCGCTTGAATTGAAAGATGCGATCCGCAAGTCGCAGATGACTCCGCTGGCGGACCCGCGCTTCGCCAGCCTGGAAAAGGCCACCTTCACCGAAAACGCTTCCGCCACCTCCGGCCTCACCTATTACGACCTCGAAGCCGGCGCCAAACTGCTGTTCCCGGTGCTGACGCCGCTGCGCAATTCGATCCCGCGCGTCTCCGGCAAGGGCGGCGTGCAGGCCGCCTGGCGCGCCATCACCGCCATCAATTCCGCGGGCCTGCGCATCGGCGTGTCCGGCGGCAATCGCGGCGGCGTCGCCGCCATGACCACCAAGGATTACATCGCCAACTACAAGGGCCTCGGCATCGAGACCAGCGTCGATTTCGAGGCGCAATACGCCGGCCAGGGCTTTGACGACCTCCGGGCGCTCTCCGCCCAGACCGGCCTCGAAGCGCTGATGATCGGCGAGGAGGCGATGATCCTCGGCGGCAACGGCTCGCTGGCCCTCGGCACGACCGGCACGCCGACGCTCGCGGCCTCGACGACCGGCGGTTCGCTGGCGACTGCGACCTTGTCGGTGATCTGCGTGGCCCTGACCCACGAAGCTCTCATCAACGCCTCCGTCAGCGCCGGCATCCAGGCGTCGATCACCCGCACCAACGCCGACGGCACCTCCGACACGTTCGGCGGCGGCGCGGCGCAGAAATCGGCCAGCGCCACCGTCAGCGTCACCGGTCCGACGGGGTCGGTCAGCGCCTCGGTCGCCTTCAAGCCCGGCGCGGTCGGTTACGCCTGGTTCTGGGGCGCGGCGGGCTCCGAACTGCTCGGCGCGATCACCACCATCAATTCCGTGGTCATCACCGCGACCGCGACGGGAACGCAGACGGCGGCTTCGCTGCCCGCCGCCGACTGGTCGGTCAATGCGCTGGCCTTCGACGGCCTGTTCACCCAGGCCTTCGCGTCGGGCTCGGGTTCGCTGGTCGTCACGCAACCCAATGGCGTCGCTGGAACCGGCACGCCGCTGACGGCCGACGGCGCCGGCGGCATTGTCGAAATCGAGAACGTGCTCAAGGCCAATTGGGACACTTACCGGCTGTCGCCGGACGAGGTCTGGGTCTCCTCGCAGGAGGCGATGAACATCTCGAAAAAGATCCTGTCGGCCGGATCCAGCGCGGCGCAGCGTTTCCTGTTCGACGCGCGCAACGACGCCTTCGCCGGCGGCGTGATGGCCACCACCTACAAGAACAAATATTCCATGGCCGGCCCCAAGTCGCTCGACATCAAGATCCATCCCAACATGCCGGCGGGCACCATGCTGTTTCTCACGCGACAGCTGCCCTATCCGCTGGCCAATGTCGGCAATGTCATCCAGATGCGCACCCGCCAGGACTACTACCAGATCGAATGGCCGTTGCGTTCGCGCCGCTACGAGTACGGCGTCTATGCCGACGAAGTGCTGCAGCATTATTTCCCGCCGTCCATGTCGGTCATCACCAATATCGGCAACGGCTGATTTTTCGCCGCGCCGCAGCCGTCCCGGTGATCGGGACGGCTTACTTCGCCCCGCCGCCTTTCATAGGAATCCACCAATGAAATTTCAGGCTCCTCCCGGGGTCACCGCGCTCTCCTGCGCGGGCGAGGAACTCATTCCCGACGCCCAAGGCAATTTCGAAGCGGCGGAAGGCCATGCAAGCGACCTTCTCGCCCACGGCTGCGTTCCCGCGCCGGCGCCATGCGACGCCGAGGCGCCGCGCGCAAAAAATAAACGGAAAGCGGATTGACCATGGCGCGAGGCGATCTCGTTTCCCTAAGCGCGCTGAAGGCCCATCTCTGCGTCCAGTCCAGCGCCGACGACATCCTGCTTTCCAGCATGATCAGCCAGATCAGCCGGGCGATCTGCACCTATCTCAATCGCGCGTTCCTCTGGCCGCGCGACGTCATCGACAATTTCGACGGCAACGGCCGCAACCGCATCCAGTTGCGCAACTGGCCCGTCGTTTCCGTCAACTCGGTCACAATAGACGGGCGACCGGTCGCGCAATCGACCGACGGCCACGGTTCTGGCTGGCTGCTCGAACCCGGCGACGACGAACCGCCGGGCGCGATGCAGATGATCATGCTGCGCAACGGCTGTTTTCCGCGCGGCTGGCAGAATGTCAGCATCGCCTATCGCGCCGGCTATCAGGTCAGCAACGAGGGGCAAACCATCCCGGCTTCGGCGCCCTACAGGCTCGCCGCCGCCCAGCCCTACGGCCCCTTTGCCGTCGATTGCGGCGTCGCCTACGCCTCGGGCGCGACGCTCACGCCGGTCGCCGCCAATCCGGCTCGGGGTCAATATGCGATCGACGGTTTCGGCGACTATGTCTTCTCGTCCTCCGACGCTGGCGCGCAGGTCTTGTTGACCTACGGCTATGTGCCGCAAGACCTGGCCTCCTGCGCGCTGGAATGGGCCGCCGACCGCTATCGTTATCGCGATCGGATCGGCATGGTCTCGAAAAGCCTGGGCAGCCAGGAAACCGCCGCGTTCCGCATCACCGCCATGCCGGATTACGTGCAGCAAAGCCTGCGCGGTTTCGGCCGCATCATCGCCAATTGACATGCCGCAACTCAGTCTCGAAGGCCAGGCGGAGCTTTCCGCCAGACTCGCCGCGCTGCCCGACAACCTTCGCGCCGCGCTCGCCGAAAAAATCGACGCGCTGGCGCAGGATCTGCTCGCGCAGGTGGTCGGCGTCAATCTGAGCGGCGGCGCGCTCAACGCCCGCAGCGGCGCCCTGCGCAATTCCATCCAGTTGCGGGAAAACAATCAGGACTCCGCGCTCTCCGCCGCAATCGCCACCGACGGCAGCGCGCCCTATGCCGCGATTCAGGAATACGGCGGCAAGACCGCCGCTCACGACATCATCCCCGACAAAGCCAAGGCGCTGGCCTTTATCGCGGGTGGAAAGCAGATGTTCGCGCGCCGCGTAAAACATCCCGGCTCGCAAATCCCCGAACGCTCCTACCTGCGCTCCGCGCTCGCGGAAAAAAGCGCGGAGATCAAACAAGCGCTCAGCGAAACCCTCGCGGAAGCCTCCCAGCGCGCAAAGGACAGCACATGAACGCGCGCGAAACCATCATGGACGCGCTCTGCGCGCAACTGGCGAAGGCCAAGTTCTCCGCGCCGATCAACGCCTGCGACACTTGGGCGACGCTGTCGCGCCGCCTCAAATTGTGGAGCGACGTCGCCAGCGCCGACCAGCCCGCTTTGTTCGTCACCGAGCACGCGGAAAATATCGCCTTCGCCTCGGAAAGCCTGCCGGGCAAGACCACGCTCAACGTCGATTTGTTCGTCTACATTTCGGCGGGCCGCGACCCGGACAGCATTCCCGCGCGCGACCTCAACCTCGCGCTCGACGCGCTCATCGCCGCGCTGGCGCCGCCGCCCGGTTCCGATCGCCAGACCCTCGGCGGCCTCGTCACACACTGCCGCATCGAGGGTCGCATCGTGAAGGATCCCGGCGATCTCGACGGCCAGGGGCTTGCCCTCGTTCCCGTAAAAATCCTCGCGCCCTGACGCGCAAATTCCCACACATTCACCAGGAGCCATGATCCATGTCGAACACAACTTCCGTCGCTTTCGGCTCGGGCGTTCTCATCGCCACGCCGTCCGGCGCCAACGCGACGCCCGTACAGTTCGGCGCGCTCCAGGACGTCTCGCTCGATTTCAGCTTTTCCTCGAAACAGCTGTTCGGCCAATACCAGTTCCCGATCGCCTTCGCGCGCGGCGAGGGCAAGATCACCGGCAAGGCGAAATTCGCCAATATCGACGGCCCGCTCTACAATTCCTGCTTCTTCGGCCAGACGCTGGCGACCGGCCAGAAACTCTGGGCCTATAACGAAGCCGGCGCGGTCGCCTCTTCCTCGCCCTACACCTACACGGTCGCCAACGCCTCCGCCTTCGACGCCGATCTCGGCATTGTCTATGCGTCGAGCGGCCTGGCGCTCACCCGCGTCGCCGCCTCGCCCAGCGTCGGCCAATATACGCTGTCGGCCGGCGTCTACACGTTCAATTCCGGCGATTCCGGCAAGGCCATCCTGGTCTCTTATTCCTACACGCAGACGGCGGCCGGCTCAGGCACGCGTTCGCTGCTGACCAACAAGCTGATGGGCGCGGCTCCGACGTTCCAGATCGACTTTTACCAGACCAACGCCAACACGGCGGGCGCGCAATGGTCGCTTCGTCTCTACACTTGCGTTTCCACGAAATTGACCGTGGCCACCAAGATTCAGGACTTCGGCATTCCCGAACTCGATTTCGAAGCCTTCGCCAATGCGGCGAACAATATCGGCGAAATCAACACGGCGATCTGACATGCGCATTGATCCGAAAATAGATTGCGCGCACGCGCCCGTCGTGGCGCTCGGCGGCCGCGAATTCTTCGTTCCCGCTCTGTCGCTGCGTCAGGCGCGCATCGTCGTGCCTGGCCTGCTGAAACTGCTGCCGCGCCTCAACGCCATTCAAACCCGCATCGGCGCCGGCGACCCGCTCGGCGCGGCCCTGCTCGACAAGGACGATCTTGATCTGATGATCGACGTCGTCCACGCCGGCCTCACCCGCGCCTATCCCGACTTTTCGCGCGACGACCTGCTCGATCTCGAAGCGGGCTTTGCGGATCTCGCCGGCGCCCTCGCGGTCATCGCCAAGCAGACCGGCCTGTTCGCGCAAGCCGAGACCTCAACGCCGGGGGAGTAGGCGCGGGCGCTCCGGACCTCGACCGGATCGTCGCCCATTACTGCCAGATGTCTGGCGAGGCCTGGACCGATGCGCTCGAAGACGAACTCACTTTCGAGCGCATCTTCGCCCGTCACGCCTACTGGCGTGAGAACCCGCCGCCGGCGGCCCTGCTGACGGCGATCGCCGCCGGCATGGGCGTATGGCGGCCACAACAACAAGCGGAATCGGATTCGCTCGGCGCCCTGCGCGCCCTGTTTCCGGCCGGACGCTTCTGACAACGGGACGAGCATGGCCGATTCAAACGTATCGATCTCCTTCGGCGCCGACACATCGGGCTTTCTCGATGGCGTCGCGCGCGTCTCGGCCGCGCTCCAGCAATTGCCGACCGGCGTCGGCGAGGCGTCGGCGGCGGTCGAGAAATCGCAACAGAGCTTCGCGGCGTTCGGCGCCGGCGCGTCCGCCGCGCTGGCGAAGATCAACGACATGGCGCGCGCCTCCGGCGCCTCCCAGCAGGAGGTCGCGCGCGCGAGTCTTGTCGCCATCAATGGCGAGATCGCCGTCGAACACATGGCGCTCGCGCAAAAGCAGGCGCTCTACCACGAACTGACCAAGCTCAAGATCATGAGCGGCGGCGAGCGCCTCGCCGCCAGCCAGGCGGCGCTCGACGCCGAATATGCCTCCGAGCGCGCGCTGCTGCAAAAGGAGTCGCAACTCGACGGCCTGCGCCTGCCTCAGCGCCAGGCGATCAACAACCGCATGATGCAACTCGATCAGCATTATGCGGCGAGCAGCCAGCGGCTCATGCTGCAATCGGTCGAGCAGATGGTCGCGCCGATGAACCACATGATCGACGCGATGTCGTCCTCGTTTTCGCACTCGCTCACCGGCATGATCATGGGCACGAAAAACCTGCAACAGGCCATGCGCGCGCTGACCACGGCGGTGGTCTCGCAATTCGTCAGGATGGGCGTCGATGTGGTGGCCGACTGGGCCAAGAAGCAGCTCGCGATGGCCGCGCTGTCGGTGACGAGCGAAGGCCAGAAGACGGCGGCCGCAAGCGCCGGCGCCGCCGCGCGCACCGGCATTTCCGCCGGCGAGGCCGCTGCCGGCCAGGCGACAATCTTCTCGTCCGTCCTTCAAAGCATCACCGCTTCCGCGTCGGAAGCTTTTGCCGGCGTGTTCGGCTTCCTGTCGCCGATCATGGGCCCCGCCGCCGCCATTGGCCTGATTGCTCAGCATGGAGCGGAAGGCGCCCGCTTCGGCTGCCGGCATGATCAATTCGTTCTGATGCACCATGGCGAGTTGGCTCTGCGGGATCGA